CCCCCCCCAGACAAGACAGGAGCCAATATAGGCATGAGGGGATACAGTAATACCTCTAGGAGATTAGTCCTAACCCAGTCGGTCAAGGAAACAGGCTCTCGGAATTCATCTCGTCCTCTTCCAGCGTATGGAGTCTCGTCTCTTCCGAACCGCCACTCGCAAAAGAATAAAAGGCGTTCAAGGTGTAGCACGTAATCACGCGGAAATCGCGATCGTGCCGCGTCAAGAAACTCAGTCTTGCTGTTGCAAACTTCGAGCACTTCTCCCCACCCGGACATCTTGGGTCCGAGCACGCTTTCCAGACCCTCAGAAACCAACGGCTCAGTGTCCTCTTTGCGGCAGTAGGCAGCGCAGTCTGCAGCACGTCTTGGGTGTTGTACGTTAGGATGGTATCCGTCCACGTCAAAGGCGCTAGCGCTAGCGAACCGTCGTCTTCTTCCGAAGTGAACGTAAGCGTGTAGGTGATATGCCCCATCATCGTGCAGCTCACGGCCAATGATGTACTCACACTCGGGTGTAAGGTTTCGCAGAAAATCTCGTAGTTGTTCTCGCTCAAGAGGGCATTGCGGGTACGTGAGGAAAACGTGAACTCCATCGTATGAGAAAGAGGAAGCTGGCATAATATTACCCAGCTTCCACCCGCCACCCGCCACCTTATATAAGCGTGCTGCGCAATCGAAATGTTTTTCGATGGCAGAAGGTTGGATTTCACGTGCAGTTGCAGGCTCTGTTTATCAGCCAATAGCAACTCTTGCTCCTTCTTCATTCCTAAATTCGGCAGTGATCAACGGTCTTGACGTTTCACGGAAGCGCCCAGCTACACTCCAATTAATTGGAGGTCCCGATCCTAAGCGACTCAAGCTTTCAGACTTCTCTCAAAAAGGCAAAATGGCTTTCAGAAGGCGTACCTTTCGTCGTCGTCCTCGACGTGGTCGTCGTTTGCGTAAAAGACGTGGGAATCGTCGTTCCGGAGGCTTTGCTAAACGCGTTCGTCGCGTTATCTTTCGTTCTCTCGAAAAGCGTGTTCAAGTCATCGAAGATGGAACAGTACAGGTCAACCTCGCAGAGGGGGATGGTACTACTCGTGTCACTTATGTGCAGTCTCCTCTCTCTGGGATGCTACACGGTGATGAAGAAGATCGTTTCCAGGGTAATCAGTTTTGGCTTAAGGCTCTAGGACTCCGCGGTCAATTGACCATGGATACTACGACGCCGCCCGCAACTGCTGCTATCGTGCGTATTACGCTACTTTTTAGCAAGGACCAGGGAGATGGTTTCCAAACTGGTCTTACTGCGTTTGGCAATACCACTACTGCAATTACCAACCCAGTACAGGTTCCACCTGATACCAATCCACGGTTTTTCCAGAATACAGCGGTACCTTTCGTCGGTCTCGGTTATACCGCACCGTTCGACGTTACCCGTCACAAGGTTATTAGATCATGGATGATACCCGTTAATCCCTCTGGAGATGTAGAAGGAACAGCTTTGGCTATGCCAACTCTATTCAAATGCTATGTCCCTATCAAGAGGATGATGCAGGTAGAAGACGCATTACAAGGTCCAATCAATGGTTCGAATACCCGTTACAAACACGGTACTTATTGGTGGGTAGTCCAGTGTATCGCTGGCAACACCGGAACCAGTGCCGATACCGTAGTTAACATGCGTTTCCAGTCTATGGTCTTTTATCGTGATCCTTAGTTTATTTCATATAAAGGATGAGATATTTCATAAAAATGACAATTTAAATCAAGCCATTGGCACTCAGCTCCGGAAAGAGCTCGTCGAGGGTCCATGTCTTCGTTACAGAGCCAGATGGTAGGCCTACCGTTACGAACTCGTCTTTTTTTTCGATACTTATCGGTGAGTACCCCTTCTTTCTGGCATCCGAGAAAGAATTTCCAGTGTGGAAAGAATTTGATGTCGATGTCGTCCAGGATGATGTACTTGGCCTCGTCGCACCAGTCGTCGATGGAGAATAGGTTGCAGAAGTACATGTGCGTGCCAAGAGATCTTGCCCACTCAGTCTTCCCGAGCCTAGATTTTCCAATAAGAACGAGCGAGCGTGGTCTTTCCACTTCCTACAAAGCTAGATTATTTAGTGAGCAGCCAGCGGCTGGGGAGGGGACTGGGGCCCCCCCCAGACAAGACAGGAGCCAATATAGGCATGAGGGGATACAGTAATACCTCTAGGAGATTAGTCCTAACCCAGTCGGTCAAGGAAACAGGCTCTCGGAATTCATCTCGTCCTCTTC